CATATGTTATCGATATCGCAAAATTGGGCCTATGGGTAGCCATATCAGTTTAAGTTCAAACTAAAACCAAACAAATGGCTTTATTTATTTGTAAAAAATGTAAAAAGGAAAAAGATTTAAAAAAGCAAACTCTAATTTTTATAGAAAAAAAATGGAGAGTAAAAGAAGCTCTTTGCAAGTGCGGAAAATATATGGAAACAGAAATAAAAAAGGGTATTCCCTATCTGATAAGAACTGAACCAAGTTTAAAAAACTAATAAAATGAAAATAACAAAAAGAAAAATAAAAGATTTAATCCGAGCAGAGTACAATCCCAGAAAGATAACTCAAGTTGAGGAATTTGATTTGAAAGAAAGTTTAATGAGATTTGGATTAGTTGAGCCAATAATAATTAATATAAACAAAGAGAGAAAAGATATTGTAATTGGTGGGCATCAAAGATTAAAAATTTGGGAAGAGTTGGGAAATGATGAAATAGATTGCAATCAAATAGACTTAACATTAGATAAAGAAAGAGAGTTAAATATTAGGCTTAATAAAAATGGAGGGAGCTTTGATGAGGATTTAATAAAAGAATATTTTGAATATGAAGAACTGACTGAATGGGGATTTACACCTGATGAATTATTTGAGCCAGATGAAAAAACAATTGATGGATTAATAGAAGATGATGAAATACCAGAAGTAAAAGAAAGCAAAGTAAAGCGAGGTGATATTTGGCAACTTGGAGAGCACAGAATAATGTGTGGTGATAGCACAAAAGAAAGTGATGTTAATAAACTAATGAACGGACAAAAAGCAGATATTTGTTTTTATAGCCCTCCATATAATGCAGGTAAAAATAGCTACTTAACGGGAAGCTTTAAAGGGTTTGATAAAAAGTATAGTAATTTTACTGATGATTTAGAAGATAGTAAGTATTTAGATTTAATTAAAACATCTACCGAGATATGCCTATCTAAAAGTGAATTTGTTTTTGTAAATCTTCAACTATTAACACATAATAGAATACCAATAATAGACTTTCAATACTATTTCAAAGAAAAATTAAAGGATATTCTAATATGGAACAAAACCACCTGTCCTCCAAACATTGTTAAAGGAGCGTTTAATACTAAATTTGAATTTCTATTTTGTTTATCAAACAATATAAAGACAAGAGGGTTTCCTTGCAAGTGGCAAGGTAAATACCCTAATGTAATAGATACACAGTCTAATTCGTCTAACAAGTTCGCTGATAAGCATAAGGCTGGATTTCCCATCGCTTTCCCGTTATGGATTATAGAAAAAATGGATTTCGCAAATTCAGTTTATGATTGTTTTATAGGAACAGGAACAACATTAATAGCTTGTGAAAAAACTAACAGAAAATGTTATGGTATGGAATTAGATGAAAAGTATTGTGATGTAATAATAGAAAGATGGGAACAGTTTACTGGCAAAAAAGCTGAAAAGATAAATGGGTAAAGGAAGAAAAAAATTACCTACAAAAATAAAAAAAATGCAAGGAACGCTGGATGTTTCAAGGGCAACAAATAATGAGATGCAAGTTGATGTGTGCCAAGAGTTACCAGCAGCTCCCCAATGGCTTTCTGAAATAGGAAAAGAAGAATGGTGTAAAGTAACCAATCAGCTTTTTAATTTACAAATGCTGCATCAAATTGACTTGCAATTAATAGCAGCTTATTGTAATGAAATGAGTTTGTATATTGAAACTGAAATAATGTTAAGAGAAAAAGGTAGGATTCAAATATTTAAAAATTCAGATGGCACATTAAAACACGCTCAAGCTGTACCGTATCAAAAAATAGCTAAGGATGCATTAGATAAAGCAATGAAACTGGCTACTCAATTTGGATTAACTCCAGTAGCAAGAGCAAGTATTTCAGCTCCTAAAATAACTAATAACACTCAAATAAATTATTTTGATTAAAGTAATAAATAAATATAAACTCACTTCAATTTTTATCTCCACTATTATTGCGGACTTTTGGGGGAGTTGGTATGGGTATGCTATTGCCCACGATTGGATAATAGCCCAAGCATTTTTGGGAATGGTTATGCCTTTTTTATATTTTCTTCAAACATACTTGTTTATAGAATCCAAAACAATAAAAGAAAGATTAAAAATTACGGGCATCTGTGCTTTAGCAATGAGCATAGGATCAACCACAATGTTATTAATGGTAAATTAATGAGTAAATATTATTTTGATAAACAAGCAGCAGACAGATCCATAAATTTTATTGAGAAATTTATTACTCACACCAAAGGAGAAAAAACTGGACAACCATTGCTATTGGAAAAATGGCAAAAAGAAATAGTGGAGAAAATCTTTGGATGGAAGAATAAAAAAACTAATTTAAGAAAATACAGAACTTGCTTTATAATGCTGGGGAGAAAGAATGGGAAAACAACTCTTACCGCTGGCATAGCTCTTTATATGTTATTTGCAGATGATGAAAGGGGAAGTGAAATCTATGCTGCTGCTGGAGATAGAAACCAAGCTGGATTGGTACACGAAATTGCAAAGGGAATGATTCTTAATAATGCAGAACTTTCAGCAAGAGCAAAGGTGTTAAGAAACTCAATTGTAAATGAAAGCAAGGGGAATTATTTTCAAGCCATTAGCTCTGATAGTAAAACCAAACACGGGTTTAATGCTAACTGTGTAATTTTTGATGAGCTGCATACTCAATCAAATAGAGATTTATGGGACACGCTTTTGACATCAACGGGGAGCAGACGGCAACCATTAGTGATTGCAATTACTACTGCTGGATATGATAAGCAAAGTATCTGCTATGAGGTGTATTCCTATGCAAAAAAAGTATTAGATGGCTCAGTAAAAGATGATTCATTTCTACCAATAATTTATGAAGCCGATATTGAAGATGATATTACAAAGGAAGAAACTTGGAAGAAAGCCAATCCAAATTATGGAGTAAGTTTGAGAAAAGAATATATGCAAAGAGAAAGTCAAAAGGCAATAGACATTCCAAGCTATATGAATACATTTAGGCGGCTGCATCTAAGCCAATGGACAGAAAATGAAATCAAGTGGATGAGTGATAAAGATTGGATGGATTGCCAAGGAGAGTTGGGAGATTTAAGTAATATGGCGGCTTGGGGCGGTTTAGATTTAGCCTCCACCCGAGACATAACGGCTTTTGTTTTATTGTTTAGAGTAGATAATATATTTAAAATAAAACCTTATTTCTTTGTGCCAAGAGATAATGCTAAGGCAAGGGGAGATAGAGATGGGGTGGATTATATGAGTTGGATAAGTCAAGGTTATATCATAGCAACTGAGGGCAATGTAACTGATTATTCTTTTGTAAGAAAAAAAATAAATGAGCTTTCAAAAAAATATAGGATTCAAAGCATAGCTTATGACAGATGGAATGCCAGCCAATTAGTGATTGATCTTGTGGGAGATGGAGCTAATATGAGTCCACTTGGGCAAGGATTTGCGAGTTTAAGTGCGCCTACAAAAATGAAAGAGAAGCTCATCTTATCAAAAGAAATTCAGCACGATGGAAATCCCGTACTCAGATGGATGATGGGAAATGTGCAATTAGAGATTGATGCAGCCGATAATCATAAGCCAAGCAAGAAAAAAAGTAAAGAAAAAATTGATGGAGTTGCAGCAACCATAATGGCTCTTGCAGAGTATATGACAGAGGAAAAAGAGGGAGATAGTATTTATGACAATAGAGGACTTTTAATATTATGATTGATTTAAAAATACTGGCTTTACTAAGCCCAAAAGGATTTGATGAAAGATTTTGGAACCACGCAAAGGAATCCAAAACATATATTGAAGCGTATGAAAAAACTGAAATGGAACACGAAAAACATTTTGGGAAACGCAGATACTCGGACTATAACAGCTTTAGAAATTGCCGAGATAGGAGAATAAAATTAAGAAATTGTATTTAACATAATATTATTATCTGATTTTTTTGACAAAAATTCCTTATCAAGTGAATTAACGCTGTTGCATTTTCTCAATTTTTTAATATCAGTATAAGTAAAACACCAGAAGTACGCTTAGAAGCGATAAAAACTACCTTAAAAACAAAATTAGCACAAATGCAAAATGGTTGCATAATTCAATGATTTTTATGTTGTATTCTTGCAAATTCCTAAAAATATACAGCATTGGCAATTACTGATTTTATCACAAACTTATTCACAAGAAAAGAAAAAAAAGATGAGCAGAGAGGCTTATCTATTAACTCAATATTTCCAAACAGCACAACAATTGACAATGACCAAGCATTAACGCTTACCGCTGTTTGGTGTGCAATTAGATTACTTTCAGAAAGCGTATCATCTTTGCCTTGTTCTGTTTATACAAAGCAAGCGAATGGAGATAAAGTGGAAGATACTAAAAGTAGAATCTATAATTTATTAAAATACCGCCCTAATAATTATCAAAATAAAATTACTTTTTTTGAGTATATAATGATGAGCATCTGTACTGCTGGAAATAGTTATGTGCAAATAGTAAGAGATGGAAGTGGCAGACCATCGCAATTAATCCCTATTAGCCCAGATACAGTTGATGTAGTGATTAATGATGGAGAATTATTTTATCAAATAGACAGCGTTGGCATTTTAGATTCAGCTGATGTTTTACATTTCAAAACATTAACTGATGATGGAATAGATGGTATCAGCCCAATAGACCAATGTAAAAAAGCATTAAGCTGGGGGTTAAATGTGGAAGAGTTTGGAGATACCTTTTTCAAAAATGGTGCAAAGCCAAGCTCAGTACTATCAACAGACAGAGCATTAAGCGAACAAGCGATTGAAAGATTAAAAAATTCTTTCAGTAATACTTATGCGAAATTAAAAAATAGCAACTCAACAATAATATTAGAAGAGGGATTGGCTTTCAAACCGATCAGCATTAGCCCAGAACAAGCACAATTTTTAGCGAGCAGACAATTTGGAATTGAAGAGGTGGCAAGGATTTTTAATATTCCCCCGCATATGCTTAAAGATTTAAGCAAATCAAGTTTTAACAATATTGAAATGCAAAGCCAAGAGTTTGTGACTTATACATTAATGCCTTATATTACAAGGATTGAGAATGAAATGAACTATAAGTTATTCAGAACAAATGAAGTGGGAAAAACATTTATTGAATTTAATGTAAATGGATTACTTAGGGGAGATGTAAAAACAAGAAATGAAGCATATAAAACAGCCATAACAAATGGATATATGAGCATTAATGAAGTAAGACAAAAAGAGAATTTAAACTCAATTGAGGGTGGGGATAAACATTTTATGCAACTTAATATGACAACAATAGAAAAAATCGGAGAAGATGCCAGCTAAACAATGCAATAACGGAAAATGGAAATGGGGAGAAACGGGAGAATGTAAATACGAAACCCAAGCCGAAGCCGAAAAAGATAATGAAGATTATTATCAAAATGCAATTAATGATGAGGTGGATTTTACAATGAGCTTCACAAAAGAGCAAATGGGAGAATTGCATAGCAACGGAGAAGTATTAATTGAAGTTGAAGGAGATGATGGTGACACTATGAACATTCTTTTTACTTATGCAACTGATGAAACTGAAGATGAAGATGAGAGAGATGAGTCATTTGATCCTATTGGGCCGCAAAAAGATGAGGAAGCAAGAGAAGAAATAAAAAAAGAAGTAACAGAAGAAAAAAATGAATCGTATTACGATACAGAAAGAAATAAACCTTTAACAAGAAAGGTAGAAAATATATGGGAAAAAACTATAACTATGGAGAAAAGATATTTTAACATTGAAACCAGAACTGAAAAAAGAGAAGATGGCTCAACAACCATAACTGGACACGCTGCTGTGTTTAATAAACTTTCAAGCGATTTAGGAGGCTTCCGAGAGATAATAGCACCGAATGCGTTTGAAAGTGTATTAAGTGATGATGTGAGAGCATTGATTAACCACGATCCAAACTTATTACTTGCAAGAACTACAAGCGGAACTCTTAATTTAGAGCAAACAGATGAGGGGTTACAGTACTCATTTTCTGTGCCAAATACTACTTATGGAAAAAATTTAATAATTTCAATGGAGCGTGGTGATATTAGCCAATCAAGTTTTGCATTTACGATTGAAGAGGATTCTTGGGAAACAACTGAAGATGGGGAAATTAGAACTATCAATAAAGTAAAACAACTTTATGATGTGTCTCCAGTTACATACCCAGCATATCCATCGGCTGATGATTTAACATTAGCGAAACGCTCATTGGCTTTACATAAAGAAAAAGAGGAAGTTAAAAAACAAGAAAAAGATTTGGTGCAGCGTTCTCTTGTTGCATTAAAAATTGAATTAAAAAAGAGAAAATAATTAATAAAATTTAAGAAAATGAAAAATAGTATTGAATTAAAAGAAATGCGTTCTGATATTATTTCTACTTTAGAGGGCATCAAAGATCTTGCTACTAAAGAAGAGAGAGATTTAACGCAAGACGAAAACAATCAAGTTGACGGCTTATTAACTGAAGTTGATGAGTTAGATACAAAGATTGAAAGAGCAGAGAAAATGGAAACTATCAAGCGCAATGCTGCTGTTGTTTCTGGTGTTTCTGCATCTACAAAGAAAGATAAAGACTTAGATAAATTTACTTTTCAAGGAGCTCTCAGAGCGGCTTTGACGGGGAATGTTTCTGGGATTTACAAGGAACTTGACCAAGAGGCAAGAAACGAATCACTATACACAGGGCAAAGCTTTAAAGGTGTTGGTATTCCATCTTCTATTTTGACAAGAGCTTGGGCAACATCTTCTACTAATAGTGTGGACACAATGAGTTTTACTGACCAATTGGAAAGTAATTTAGTTTTAACTTCTGCGGGAGCTAATTTTTACTCTGGTATAAACAATATGAAATTTCCTGTGTTTTCAGGTGTTACATCATCTTGGATTGCTGAAACTGGTGGTAGTGCGGTATCTTCGGCTGGAGATTTATCGGCTTTAACTTTATCTCCAAAGAAACTTATCTCTGTTGTTGATATGAGCCAAGAGTCAGTTGTACAGAATCCATCATTGGAATCTGCATTACAATCTAACATTGCGGCTAATATGGCAGCAACTTTGGAAACTGCATTATTATCTGAAGCTAATATTACTTCAGCACCAACCTCTATCTTGGCTGCGGCTGCTGCTGCATCGACAGGGGCTGCTTTTAGTGCTACGACTGCAAACTTATTGGAGAACACTTATATTGGAAATGATGGTACTTATCAGGGCGCAAGAATGGCTTGGTTAATGGATGCTGATGCTTATGCTGCTGTTAAAACAGCTCCTGCTGTTTCATCTGTTTCTGCTCTTTATGATTTTAGAGATAAAACTATCAATGGAATGTACGCTTTTGTGTCATCTAATGTAGCTTCGGATGCAACTGCTTCCAAAGATAATGTTTTATTTGGAGATTTTTCTAAAGTGCATATTGCTCAATTTGGCGGACTTGATTTTTTATATGATCCATATAGCGGAGCCGACACAGGCGAGCCGAGAATGGTCGTAACCGGATTATTTGATGGTGGAGCTGTGCAAAATGCAACTGCATTTGCAAGCTTAATTGAATAATAGTTAGGAATTAATAATTACAAAAGGGGTGGTGGAATTACTGCCATCCCTTTTTTTTAACCAAAAGAAAATGGCAAAAAGTTTTGTAGTAGACACCGCAGCGGGAACAGCAATATTGACAACCGCTGAAGCTAAAGCACATCTTAAAGTTGATACAACCGCAGATGATACGCTTATTGATAATTTAGTAAGTGCTGCAACAGAATCAGCTCAGATTTTCACTAATCGCTATTTCATTGAAACTATTATAACTCAATATGGCGATCAATGGAGTGATTTAAATACTTTATTCAAAAGTAAAGTTACAACCATTACTCATATTAAATATTATGATAGTGATAATAGCCAACAAACTTTAGCAGCAAGCGTTTATGAAGTGGACAATGCACATCAACCGGCACGAATAGGATTAAAACCAAGTCAATCTTTTCCAGCAATAGCGGATAGATTAAATGCGGTTGAATGCAAATATAAGGTAGGATATGGAACAGCGGCAAGTGATGTGCCTGAGGGTATAAGACAGGCTGTGCTTTTAACCGTCGGAAATTGGTATGCCAACCGCCAAAACGTGGTAGTAGGGCACCAAGTGAACGAATTACCAAAGTCAGCTCAATATTTATTGGAGCAATTTAAGGTACAAACATTATGATGACAATTGGCCAACTTGACAGGAGGATTGATTTAGAATATCCCGTCGTGTCTTCCGATGCTTATGGAGGGAATACTGTTGATGAATACACCAATTATAGAACTGTATGGGCAAAAATAGAATGGAGAGGTGGAGATGAAAAAAACGAAACAGATAAAATTACAGCAATAACAAAGATTGATTTTTATATTAGAAATTTAGATTTAGATGATTTTATTGCTGGGAGCGTATCAGGGGATTCAATCCCAACAATGAGTTGGAGAATAAAATATACAGATGGTGGAACGGCTAAATATTATTATATACATAATATTGAGCAAATTGAAGGGAGAGATGCTTTTATTAAAATAATAACTAAAGAAAAGGACTAATGGCAAGCTTTGGAAGATCTACACAAGCAATGAAAAGCTCCATCAAATTGATGGGAGCAAAAGAGATTGCAGATATGTTTGGGGATTTACCAAAACAAATTAATCAATACAGCTTATGGAAAGCTCTTTGGAGAGAAATAGGGAAGCCCGCATTAAATGATGCGAAAAGGTTAGCTCCTATATTGGGAGATAGTGGGAAGGCTGATGCGATTACTAAAGCTAAAGGAGTAATATATCCCCCAGATCCAAGTAAGAGAATCGCAAAAGGAACGCTTAAAAAAAGTATTGGATTTTTTACAACAAAAAATAGTAGGGGGCGATTAGGACTTTATTTAGGCCCAAGAGTTAAAAGAGCGTATGCAAAAAATAAAGGCGGATATTATGGGGCCTGGCTTGAATATGGAAATGATGTCATCCATTTTGGAAAATATACAAGTAAAGCGACACCATTTATGACTCCAGCGTGGAATAGAAACAAAATAAAAATGACAACTATGGCATTTTCAAAAGCTGGAAACATTGTAGCAAAAGCAATAAAAAGACACGAAAAAAGAATGCAAAAATATGGAACTTTAGGATATTAAAATGAAAATAGGATTAGCAATATATAATATATTAAGCAATGATTCAGATGTGGCGGCTTTAGTAAGCACAAGGATTTATCCGAATGTAGCAAAGCAAGGCACAGCATTTCCATTTATTGTTTATCAGACAACAGCCGTTGATCCGAATGATACTAAAGATGGAGTGAGTACATTAGATAGTAATGGATTTGAAGTTTTGTGTTTTGCTGATAGTTATAATGCAGCGGTTGGATTGGCTCAAAAAGTGAGGATTGCATTAGACAGAAAAAGCGGAACTTATAATACAGTAAAAGTGCAAAGCATCCAATTTAATAGCGTTGATGAAGATTTTGAAATCAAAGGAGATGGGAGAGGGATTTTTGTGCAAACATTATCATTTGATTTGAGGCAAATCAGCCCTGTATCAAATTAAAAAAATAAAAAATGAAAGATTATAAAATTAAAAAAGATTGGCAATTTAGTGCAAGTAAATTATTTAAAAAAGATGAGATGGTATGTTTAAATGATGATCTTGCAAAAATAGCAATGAAAGAGGGGTATATTGAAAACCCTAAAAAAAAGAAATCAAAAAAAATAAAAGAAGATGGCGGAACTAACAGTACAGCAAATAACTGAATCAGGCGGAGCGGCAACTTACGTTGCAGCAACAGCTGATGGAGATGTGGCGGATAATAATGGTAATTTATTTCTTCATATTAAAAATGGTGGAGGAGCTGAAATTACGGTTACAATAACAGCTCAAACCACTACTGTGGATTCAGGTGCTTATGGCGATTTAACAAAAGCCAATGCATCAATAGCGGTGGCGGGAAGTGGAGAGGCATTTATCGGAGGGTTTGCTCCCGCCGCTTTTAATACAAGTAATAGTGAGATCGCAATTACTTATTCAGCTGTTACGAGTGTGACAATAGCCGCTCTTTTTGTATAAAAAAATAAAAAATAGTAATTAACGTAAAATAATAATCAATTTAAAATAATAGAAAAATGGCAATAATTAATGGAACGGATTTAAAGGTGTATGATAGCAGCACCAACATCCTTGTAGCCTATGCTCAAACTGCATCCATAACTATCAATATGGACACAAGAGACATCTCAAATAAAGAATCTGGCGGATTTGCAGAGGCTTTAGAAGGGCAAAGAAATTGGGAAGTAACTTTAGATGGAGCTTATGCTTGGACTAATCCCGCAAACACAGTTTTAACAAATGCTTCAGATGACTTGGTTTTAAAATATATGCTTGATGCTGGTGCAAATACCAGAGAGGCGTTTGTTTTAAGATGGGGAAATACTGACGGGAATACTGGTGACACTTACTATCAAGGTAGTGCATTTTTAACTTCTTTTTCTGCTACTGGTGGAACAGAAGATACTGCAACTTATAGCTTGAGCTTCGCTGGGACTGGTGCAATCACGCAAGATATAACTACTTAATAACTTAATACTCAAAATCCCATTCGCATTCCTTTTTTCAAGTGGGTTGCGTTTGGGTGAGAGTATTTTTTAAAAACTTGAAAAAATGGAAAATTATACTTTTGTAGAATTAGGGGGAAAGAAATATCCCATCAAATTTGGATTTAATGCTTTGCGTAAATATTCAATGAAAACTGGTACAACATTAAATGAGTTAAATAAATTGGGAGCTGATATGAACTTAAATGACGCTCTTATTTTAATTCATTGCGGCATTGAAGATGGATATCGAGCATCCAAACAAAAATGTGAATTATCAATTGATGATTTAGCAGATACGATGGATGGCGATATGGATGGGATAACTCGATGTATGGAGGTTTTAGCTCAAATGATGGGAGGTGATAATGAAAAAAAGCCGACTCCCAAGAAAGCGAAAAGCTAACTTGGGATAAACTTGAGGGGATAGCATTCGGACAAATGGGAATGCCTGTGGAGGATTTTTACGATATGATCCCCAAACACTTCTTTAATAAGTTAAATGGCTTTTTTGAATTAGAGCAGATGAGAGAAAGAAACGAATGGGAAAGAACAAGATGGCAAACTTGCTACTTATTAAATATCCAAATTGCAAAAGGTAAAAAATTGAAACTTACTGACTTGATAGAATTTGAATGGGATAAAAAAGAAGATGTGGATTTTGAAAAATTAAAAAATAAAGCGGAATACATTAAAAAGTTAGAAGAATATGGCAAGTAATAAAAGTATCGGGCTCCTTAATATTGTCTTTGGAGCTGATCTAAGGGGATTCAAAAGGGCAATGAGTAAAGCCCAAAGAAGTATACGTAAATTTGGGAAATCAATGCAACGTACTGGTGCTAATATGACTCGAAATCTCACCTTGCCAATAATAGCATTAGGAGCAGCCGCCATCAAAACATTTGCAGATTTTGAGCAATCAATGCTTAAAGTAAAGGCGGTAAGTGGAGCAACTGGCAAAGAATTTGAATCTTTAAAAAACAAAGCGCTTGAATTAGGATCTTCAACAATGTTTACTGC